TCCCCACACGGCACAGCGCGCCAACTCAATCGGACCGGGTGACTTCTGCGAACTGAGCACAATAGACCCGCCAGTTTTGACGGCCACGGCTCGAGCGAGATGTTCGGCCAGTGCGATATCGCCAGTGTGGTTGACGCGGTCCTCAACGATCATTGCGCGACAAGCTGCAGTCCATTTGAGTAGTTCGGCGTAGCCGACGATTTGCATCCGACGCCGCAAGTCTGGGGGACAGTGAATTTCTAGCGATGGGGTGACAGCAAGTTTGACGGTTTGGTCGTGCATGATGCGCACAACTTCTTCCCACATTTGTGCAGCTGACTCGACAACGAACGCGACCGAAACGATCACGCGACCGTCATCAAAAGCAGTTGAAATTCCGACGTACCGCGAGTCATCAACTGATGAGTCAATGGTGAGCCACTGGGTCGCTGGTGCTGGTCGGTCGGATTTGCGATCGTTCCACAAGTTGATCGGCAAATAAGAGTTTGTTGAATCTACCCACAGATTGAGGTGGCCACGAATGAACGCTTGACGGTTTGGTGAGTCGTAAGCCAACTCCAAAGCCTTCGCTGTGATCGTTGTTCCGAGCGCGGGGTTACTCCAGCCCCAATATGACCGATCTTCAAGACTTACCCCAGGCGGAAGTGACCACTCAGCAAAATAGAGCGCCGTCGGCTGGCCCGAGTCAATTGCTGAGATGCCTTGCTCTCGAAGTTGCAACAACACTGTTGAACCTTGATCGCCAGCAGTTGAGAACATCATCATCATCGGATTCTTGACCGCAATCTGCGAAGGCCGCAGTGCGGTAAAAACAACGTCGGGACCAATGTCCCACACCTCGTCCACCAGCAAAACTGATGCCGTTAATCCGTGCGCGTGAGCTGACGCGGCAACAACCGAGATACTCGAGCCGTCAGGGAAGTTGATCCGCTCGTCACCGTTCTGCCAACGAACCTTACACTCAAACTTTTCATCAAGGTCACGGACGACATCACGAAACAAGGCCATGCTCCGACGCTTTTGGTTAGCCACAATCACGATCGTCTGAGGCTCACGACGTGCAGCTGCATACTCGGTAGCCATAAACCCAGCCACCGCCCGCATCACAAGACTCTTGCCGTTCTGTCGGGCCGTACTGATACAAGCCTCACGAAACACAAAGTCTCCGTCAGCATCCACAGTCAACGCGTCGTTACAGATGCGCTTTTGCCATTCCATTAACTCAATATTGAGCACGCGCTTAGCCCACGCAGTCAGGGCAGGACCAAAACTCTCACCGGGTGGAACAGGCGTCACCAACCTCGGCTCGATACGACCAGATATGACTGAACTACCGCTGGTTCGGGCTGGTTCCTGCTGGTTCAGGCTAGTTGAGGGTATTTCGGGATAGGGGTTCGGGGTGTTCTGTTTGTCCAAAAAAGAAAGTTTTGCGCGATTTTGTACGCGTGTCGCTGTTTTCTTATTTACATGGATGGCACCGCGCCGAGCGTTGCAACTGGCGCATGAGCCGACGATGTTGGTTCTGTCGTAAGGGTCGCCGCCTCGGTCTAACTCGACAACGTGATCGGCTTGGCTACTTGGTTTCTTGTGGCACCAATGGCAGATGGGTTCTTCTTGTAGGACTTGGGCCCTGAGTTGTTTCCATTGTTTGGTGTTGTAGATCGGGTTGCCGCTCATAGGTCAAGAGCATAGGTCAAGGTCAAGAGATACTGACGCCCAAGCGAGAAGGGCACTCGCTCGGTTGTCCTCGGTTGACATGAGATAAGCGTGAGGTTTGTGTCCCCCACAATTTGGGCAAGTAGCCACAGGGTGCCGGTCTATTTGTTTTCGGTGGACAACCTTCGCCTTTGCGTTAGGGAACGCTGATCGCTCACAATGCGTGAGCGTCTACCCTCGTTCCCGAGTGTTCCCAGAGCAGGGGTCAGATTCCTGCAAGGGCTAGTGAACGCCTCTGTGCGCTCTGATGGTGTCAGTTGTGTTGGGATGTTAGACGCGCTCAGGCGTCAAGTGGTGCAGGGTCTCGTTTGAACTTTTCAAGCCATGCCAGTTTCGTCCATTCGCCGTTCAAGAGTTGTTCGGCAAACAGGATGTCGGCGGTCTTGTAGAACTGTCCGTTTATTGTCAAGTATTCGACTACGCGATCGTTTGCTATCGCTATAGCAAACACTGGGTGTGTGAAGTAACAGTTAGTGCCTGACGTCCGTATGCGGATCGGGTTAATCGGCTGGATGTATTCAGTTGTCATTAGGTTTCCTTGCTAGTCGTTCGCTGATCTTCTCTAGATGGCATGGCCGCCAAACATGAACTTCTTCGCCTGACTCTTCAAGGCTGTTGATCCATTCCCACTGCGTTTCGGAAACGATCCCCTTGTTGGTTTTGAGCTCCACAAAGATAGTGCCTCGGTATGAGTGGCTCATGACTAGGTCGGGGAAGCCTTGGTTGCCTGTGTTTGGTGTGATCCATTTACCCGGTCGGATCTGTGCGGGCTGGGTGTGCATGACGCGCCAACCATGCAATTTTGCCAATGTAATCACGGCTTTTTGAAACTCTGCTTCGGATGGTTCAGCCACCGTTCATCAACCGATCAATGAGCTCGGACGCTTCACGCTTAGTAGTAGGTGCGGCACCTTCCCAGTTCTTGGCTCGAAGCATCCCCAGTTGTTTGGCGGTCGGCGGTTCGCTGGACGCCCCAAGCGCCTGGGTTCGTGCGGGAGCTGCGTTAGTGGTCGTTTGTGGTTCTTGACCTTGGCGGTACACCTTGACCATTTCCTCAAGCGACGCACGCTTTTTAGAGCCTTGGTACTGGTAGTTCGCTAGGGCGCGTCCGATGGCGCTGGTCTCACAGTTTTCTAGGGCACTGGTTTTGTTGACCATGGACGATCCACGAATCTCTTCGGCATACCCGGTAGTAGTCGGGACTGTGTCGGCTATGTCGGCGTAAAGTTCGGCACGTATAACGATGCGTTGTCCGTCGTCTACGACAATCTCGGTGATTATTCGTCCGCGTGGGCAGTCCTTCCAAAACAGTGGCAAGCGTTCTGCTACCTCGGCGTAGTCGGCTGGATTAAAACTCATGATTCCATGTCCTTTAAGTGTCGGGCCTGTGCGGGCGTTTGGGTTTTGAGTTGATTAACGACTCGAATCATGGCGACACAGCGAGCAGTTTCCTCCAATGTCATACCAACAAAACCGCCTTCTTCGGCGCATTTAAGACAGATGCCGCGCAGCTCTGTACGCATACGAATATCGGCTGAGTTGAAACCCGAAGCGCAGATGTTGCAGTTCATTTGAAACCGCCCAGACGCATGGCCACAATCGCGTCCTGCGTGCTTTTGGTCAGATTGGACAGATAAATACCGTGCTCCTCAGCAACATAAGCCAACTCAAACAGCGCCTTACGCAACATCTCAATATCGGTCTTTTGGGCGTCTAACTGCCAAGCGGCTGCTTTCATAGCAATCTCCGCTTTAGCGATCGCGGCGGTCATGTCCGCTAACTGTTGGTTCATGGTCGGGGCTCCTTGACTTGTCTGTATTTCCCGTCACGATATACCAGCGGTGTTGCTGGGATCGGATCAACGACTTCTTTTCGTTCTAGACGCTGACGTTCTTTCCATGTCAGACCGCCCCAAATACCGCAACAGTCCTGACGTGTCGTAGAAAACCTGAGGGCCTCGTCAAGACATTCTTGGCGTACCGGGCACACTGCACAGACTGCTTTGGCTTGCTTAATTTTGCGGTTGATATGACGCTCACCGAACTCAAAGATGAACAGGTCAATATCCATGCCTCGACAAGCTGCGCGATCCCACCAGCGGTCTAGCACAATCGCCAAGGTTTCCATCCACAACCACCGCCCTCAGCAATATCTGAGTACAGGAGATAGGCGAATCTGAGGTTCAGGGTCGGGTCGCTCATGGCTTCAGCAAACGGCATGTTAAACACCTGTTCCACGTACTTCGTGTGAATCTCATTAATCTGAGCAATTCCGTGGTCCGAACCGTTAAAGCGGTCAGCCAGTTTGGGATCACTGGACAGCGGCGTGATGTTAAGACAGCGCGTTTCCTTCCACAGCAGGCGACCCAGTTTTTCTAGCGTCTCAGTGTTATTGGGCCACCCGACCGTTATCGCAGTCTGGAACCATTCTTGGCATTTGGTATCCGGGTGAAAGTCGGCAAGTCGAGTAAACGGAACAGTGCTAGTCGTGCTGGTCGTCGTGCTGGTCGTTGTCGTTGTGAGTTCCTCAGCGCGGTCCTCAAGTTGTTGGGGTGTCAACATCCCGAGCGTGACCGTGGAGGGCACAGACGGCGTTTTAATAACGTCTGCGTTGCCCTGAACGCCTGTGATCGCCCATAAGGCGCACATTCCATAAGTGAATATTGACAAAAGTAAGAATCGTTTAAGGTTCATTTAGTAGTCCTCTGATAGGTCCGCAACTGATTTGCGGGTGCTGAAGAATCCCTCCAGCATTGGTTTCTGCATGATCTCTCGGGCCATGAAGGCGCGGTAATTGTTGTTGAATTTGAACTCGCTACTGGGGTCGTTAGTGATCGCGTGTTCGTAGCGCAAGACTTCAATAAGAGCTGCAATGCCATAATGCGTGTATCCGCGGTGCATCAGCTGGTAGCACATTTTGGTAAGGGTCGGCATGACCCAAGGGTTTGCTTCTTTAAAAGCTTCGTATTTGAGCATCTCGGCTGGAACAGCGAGAACGTCAAAAAGGGATGGTTGCATTGCTTCCTCCTGCGGTCGGGGTCCCGCTATCACGGGACGCACTTGGCTGTCAGTCATTTGACCGACTCCCAAACCGAATGTCAAGTCATTGAGCAAATATCTGGGCGAACGCGTCCTCAACCAGTTTCGGGTTGTCGGCCATAAGCGGCGAGATCTCTACATGAGTCCAGTCCGCACCGGGTGTGCCTCCGTTGCGTGTCGGGGTCCAAGCCTTCCAAGCGTCACGGTCGCATCGGTAGCCAGCGCCAAACTTGGTGAGGTTTGGTAGTGGGCATCCTGTGCCGTCGTAAGCGTGGATTTCTTCAATGCCTAAAAGGTCGCGGTGTTGAAACAGGAATTCGACTAGGGCTTTGCGTTGGGCCTTGGTGCCTTTGAGGTCGGTTGCTCGCCATGTCGCGTGGACGGACAGCTGCGGGCCTGAACGCATCGGACGGTTGGCGTAGATGCCGATGTTCTTGACACCGAAAAGGTATTCACAATATTCAACGAATCGTTTCGTGCCGGCGCGCGGTGTGGGGTGGTTGCCGTCGGTGCTTCCTGTGTACGGGCGCGCGGTCATGCGAGGCTCACAAAGTTAGTAAGGGTTGCAATGGTGTGCGTCCCTGATGAGGTGATCGCCCAAAGTTCTTCGTTTGGTGGGACGATGACCGTGATGTGTTCGTGTTGGCGTAGATTTAGCCCGTTTGCGCTTGTGACGTCTGCTCCGCCGATATAGACGTCGTTGCTTGTTGAGCGAACATTTACGCTTCGTGTTGCGTTGACTGCTTTAGAAACAATCTTGACGCGTGTAGTAGTGACGCTGGTGTTAGTGCTAATCATCTCTTTGTTCCTTATCTTTCAGGCCGTTACTGGCAAGGATTCCTGATAGTGCTCCAGTGAGAAACAACATCATTGGGCTAAGTAGCGACCAGGCTGATTCATCGTTAGGTGACACGTCTAATGGCTGTACAACAAACAGCAGGCCGTAAAGCAGAGCTGCAGTTGAACCTAGAAAAGCAACGGCTAAAGCGATACCGACGATAAGGATGAGTCGTGCTTTGATTTCGGAGTTAGTGAGTCTTTTCATTGGTCGCACCTTGTGGCTGTTGGTTTAGTTTCGCAATTGTCTCGAGTGCGGTCAGAGCATCCAGTAACGACGAACATGAGGACGACGGCGAGAGCTGCGATCACGGCGAGAGTTTTCATGGCCGTGGGTGGTTGCTGTTATAAACACCTTCTGCGACCCAAGCTTCGTATTCGTCGTCAGTCATGGTGCGCTCGGTATCGTCTACTTGAATAAATGTTTGGTCTTGTGGGTATAGGGCCTTATATTCTTCGGGGGTCATAGTTATTTCCTGTATCCGTAGACGCGGATTGTTCCGCCTGTCAATGTTCCTGATGTCGGCAAAATTGTGAACGCTGTGTATGAAGTGCCGTTGTTCATTACGCCGTTGTAAAAAGATGACCATGAAATTGAAGCGTTAGTGGCGTTAAACATTGTTGCTTGCGTAACAAATGGTGATCTGACAGTAACTGCCATATGCGTCGTTCCGCCGCCTGCTGTACCGTTGCCACAAGCACCCATTACAAAACCTGTGCCAGTATTTGTCGCATCGCCCGTGACTGTTGCACTGGTGTAGCCAACATAGTTTCCTGCGTAAAAATATCCTGATGTAGTTGAACCAACTCGAATTAGTAGGTTCGGCTGGTTGGCTGAAACGCTTGAACCTGTAACACTTATCAAATAATCTTCGTAATCGGTAGAAAATGCACTACTGACTGTCACGCTAGACACGGCTGAACCAATCGTTTGTGTCTTAACAAGCCACAAACCAACACTGTTCATTTGTGCTGCTGTCAGGACTGCGCCCGAACTGAAATCTGGTGGTGTAGCCATAATGTTTTCTCCTTTACCAGCCGAGTCGACTGGTATCTAAAATTCCTAAACTGGACGAATCAAGTGTAAAAAACGAATAATAGTTGAGTGGACTAAAAAACAATGTAAAAGAAGTTTGCGATGGAGTGATGTTAATTTGCCAACCTTCTCGCACCACTTGAACAGTTGTATCTGAAACGTCACCGGGCACTCGATAAGCGAGCGAATAAATGAGATAAATAGTTTGAAAAAACGTAGATTCAAAATTATCAAGCGCCGTTGAATTTTGCATTTTGTCGGTAAAAGTAATAACAAACCGCAACGATGCAGGGTCAGAAAAAGTGTTTGAAATCCAATCGGCGTTGCCTGTGGCTTGAGTTGTGTTGTAATCAACCGTTGACGAACCATAAAAGGTAGGTCCATACGCTGAAACGGAAGCCGAGTTTGTCTCGGTTACTGGAGACAAACCTAAAGGTGAAATTGTTGCTGTGTTAATAAACGACGATCCGTTTTGGATTCGATCAAAAGAACTGTAAGCAATAACTGTTGAAGATGTTGTACGACCAAACGAAAACGAGGTCACAGCAGAATAAAGGTTGCTTCGAGGCATTGGCGCAATAGTGCTGTTAAAAGGTGCTGAAGTACCAGCGGTAGTGGTAATCACTCCACGTTCTGTTGCGTTAATTAAGTTGATTTGATTGAGGACAGTTCCCGTGTATGTCTGAGCTGAGGCGATTGAATCTCCACCACCTAAAGTTGCTGACACGACAATATCGGTGGGCAAGACGTTGCCTGTGTCAAATTGTTGTAACTGATTTATAGTGTTGGCTTGTGTCAAACCAAAAGCCGTTGCTTGAATTCTGCCTGATCTACCTAAAGCATCTACTGCAAAGATTGTTGCTGTAGATAATCCTGTATTGCCGGGGTGGTCGTTGAAATCTATGTTTTGGACATAAAAGATTTGTTTAAAAGCGGCGCTTGAGTTGTAATTGACCAATATTTTGGTATTAAACGCAAAATTGTTTGCATAGTTTGCGTTGTTGTTTATTGTTATTGCAATTGATCCACCAGCGTAATTGTCTAAGTAACTTTCTCGTCCTTGTTTAATGTTTGCTGAGAGGACGTAACTATTAAAATTAGTTGTTCCGTTAAGTAGGAATGTCCAGTCAGTAGTTGGCATTACATGGCTCGAGTGTTCACGGGCACTGGGCCTGACTGATAAACATACTGCTGGAGGGCTCTGACAATGCTGTTAGGGTCTCCGCCGTTAACATTGACCGTGATATTGGCTCCGCCACCGAAACCGCCGTTTGGTGTGATGTTCCCAGACGACGACGGTGTGAACAGTTCAGGACCACGCTCACCGACAAGATAAGTTCCTCCACCCATCACAGGACCACCGCTTGCTCGAGTGCCCGAAATACCAGCAAGCGTTAAAGCGTCAAACTCGCTTAGACCGCCGAACTCGGCACCCCGGGCAAGATACCTTGCGTACTCAAGCGCAGCTGCTGAACCCTGAGTTTTGAACCTAAACAAGATTTCCTTGGACGAGATGCCGTCCATTGTTCCCGATATCCCAGCAAGGACGCCTGCATAACTAGCGAGCTTGGCTTCGTAGTCATCAATGTCGGTTTGGGCACCTGTGCCGAACGCTTTAGCAGCTGCGGCTTCAAGTTCGGCTAGATCAGTCTTAGCGTTGTCGAGTGCAACTTCCCGATCTAATGTTCCGGTCAGGTTCTGCCATGCGGTATCAGCGTTAACGATTGCGACACTGGCGTTACTTGCCGAGGTCGCCAAATTGTCTAATGGTGTTTTAGCGTTTTGGATTGCTGTCTTAAACGCTCCAGCGTTAATACGACCTTCGTTTATAACACCAGCCAACTCGCTTAACTGTTCTTCGGCTTGCGTTCCGTTACCAACAATGTCTTTAAAAAATTCAGTAACGACTGCATCAAATTCTAAAGCCTTAGTTGCTCCGTTAGCCAACATCGTTGTTAATGGAATTAGTCGTTGACCAGACTTAACTTGCAGATCATCAACCGAGTCACCAAGATTGTCCATAGCGGCGCGGTACTCTCGAGCCATTCGCAGTTCTTCTTCAGAAATAACCTTTTGTTCTGATACCGCCGTTAGCGAAGCGTTCAGATCGTCTGCACCCATCTCAATAAGTTCCGCCATGGACTGCCAGCCCTTACCGAGAAGCTGAGCCGCAACCCTTGCTTTTTCTGCTGGGTCCTTAATCTTTTTCAGTCGGTCAATCGTGTTAAGAAAAGTTTCGTTGACGTCTAACGAACCGTCTTTTAAATAAACAAGGTCTACGCCAAGATTGCGAACCTTGTCAGGGTCGGCACCGATTGTCTTATTGAGACGACCGATAGCACCTTCAACGGCGTCAATTGGAATTCCGATATCGCCAGCCGCTTCGATATAGCGTGACGCGTCCTCAACAGCCAAACCAGTCGCATCAGCGAATTTGCCCGCTGATATTGCCATGTTTTGAAACGCTGTGATTCCATCAGCGACAAACTTGCCGACTGCGGCACCAGCTGCAACAGCAAACGTAGAAGCATTAGCGGCAACAGCATCTAAAGCGACTTTTGACCCAGCTTTAAATTTGCCCATGCCACCTTCGGCTTGACCGACAGCAGCTTTGAAGTCGTTGAAAGCAGCTTTAGCGTTTTTAATGCCCGTATCTTCAAGACTGGTAATGATCGGAATGTTGATTGCCATTAGCGAATCCTTGCCATCTCTTGGTTTGCTTTAAGAACCACGGCCCTAATCGTGGAATCCATTTCTCGTTCAATCATAGACATTGAATCCGCGGCTTTAGCCCACATGAAACGCGACGGCTGACCGGGTAACAAACTGGCAAACATCGGACGCCGATATTTAGTTTCACGCTTAGACGACGATCCTCCAGCCCTACCAGCCATGTCTACAATCGCCACAGGCGCGCCCTTAGTCGTAATACGAACAATGTTGACAGGGACACTCATACGGGGCTCGTTGAGGTTCCTGCGGGGCTTACGGCTGTCAATCTTGATGACCG